GCGCTACGAAGGCCGGGCCATCGGTCTGCAAGAACTGCACGCTGAAATCGTCGAGGAAGCGCCTGGCGCGCTCTGGACCCGCGAACAGATCGAGCGACGCCGGCTGCCGGTGGACACGATCCAGGACTATGGCCTGATCGTGATCGGCGTCGATCCGCCAGCCAGATCGGGTTCAAAAGCGGACGAATGCGGCATTGTTGTCGTGGGGAAAACTGTCAACGGCCACATCCACGTCCTCGCCGATCTGACCAGTCAGGGGGAGACTCCGGGACAATGGGGAGCGCGTGTGTGCGCAGCCTACCGGCGCTACAAGGCCAATCGCGTCGTCGCAGAGATCAACAACGGCGGAGATATGGTTGTCGAAGTGCTACGTCAAACCGAACCCAATCTTCCGGTTCGAAAGGTGACAGCGACGCGCGGCAAGTTCGCGCGCGCCGAGCCAGTTGCGACCGCTTATGAGCGAGGCGTCGTGCACCACATCGGCGTGTTTCAGGCGCTCGAGGATCAACTTTGCACCCTTACGCCGGATTTCGATTCCCGTTCCCACGGATTTTCGCCCGACCGCGCCGACGCGCTTGTGTGGGCGATCACTGACCTCATCGAGCCTGAAGTCGCACAAACTTTGTTGGAGTATTACGCGAGCTGCCAGAACAACTGAGTCTGCGCGGGCGGAGTCAGCGCTTTGGTTCGAACTCCAGTTCCGTGACCTCGTGGAGTTCGTCGCCGAGCTTGCGATGGAACTCGGCGGCCACGGTCTGGGCGTTGACGACCTCCGTCTTGTCGTCCTTTGCCAAGGGGCATTGGGCAATCGGCCTCACGACGCCCCGCGATTTGAGATAGTACGTGAAATCCGCCTCCAGCCGCTCACGATCGCGCGGGGCGATGAAGACGCTCGATATCCAAATGCCTCTGCCTTCTGCACTTTCGGCGACGCAGAACGTCCAAGCAGCCTGCGCGACACTCTGGCGCACGCAGACTTCCAGGCAAGCGATTACCAAAGCCATTCTGCGCAGCATTGGATTCGTCTATTTCCGCCGTTTCCATCGTGCAAAAGCCGGTGCGCCCGACAAGGTTTTTGCCGGGGCGCCATTCAGATTACGCGGCCGCGGGTCGCACCAAGGTCGAATTCGCCGGCTGGAACAAATCAAGAACTATTTCTTGACTCATTACGCCGCTTGTGACATAATCGCATATAATGAAGGTGGTGCGCAAAGCGGGCCGCTGAAGTCGTGAGGGCGGATTTACCCTCGGTCCCGACTCGTATTTCGCAACGAACCGGTTTGCAAGGCGCCTGATTGAGCCCGGGGGCGAAACTGCGCCCCCTCTAGGGCGACTCGATCCTCGTAATCCACATTTGAAGGAGTCGCGCTTCGCAATGACGACGCTCGCCATGTTCATGCCGCTAGCCAAGGTGGACGCGGACCAACGGATCGTTCAGGGTGTTGCCACCGCGGAGCAGCCGGACCGTTCGGGGGAAATTTGCGACTACGACTCCACCAAACCGTACTTTGAAGCTTGGTCGGAGCAATGCCGTGAAGCCAGCGGCGGCAAATCGCTGGGCGCCGTACGCGCCATGCACGGCGCCGTAGCTGCCGGCAAACTGACTGAAATCACGTTCGACGACTCCGGGAAGCGCATCCTGATCGCGGCAAAGATCGTCGACGATGAGGAGTGGCAAAAAGTCCTGGAAGGAGTTTACACGGGTTTCTCGCAGGGCGGGCGCTATATCGCGCGCTGGCAGGACGAGAGCAACGGTTTGACCCGGTACACGGCGGAACCCTATGAAATCTCGCTTGTCGACCTTCCGTGCCTGCCAGGCGCCACCTTCGAGATGATTAGAAACGGCGTCAGTGAGTTTCGAAAATTTTCGGTCGCGACGCCGACCGTCGAGTCTCTCCACATAGCTGCGGGCACTGAGGCCATATCACCGCAGTCTACCGCGCCGACTGGCGAACAGACGGAGTTTTCGTCGCCTGCTCGACTCGCACAGATCGAGGCTCTCGGCAAAGCCGCGTCGGCGTTATCGCAGGCCGCGGAAAAACTCGAACGCGCCGCAGCCGAAAATCGGCAGCTTCAAATATCCGTCGCCGAGATCGAACGCTCATTCGCCGCGCTAGAAAAGCGCTTGGCGACCCTTGAGTCGCAACCGGCGCCGGCGCGAGCCATTGTGCGGGCTTCACCCAAGGAGACTGACGGTTCCCACGACGGCGCGATCGGCAGCGTCGAGGCCGCCATCAAACGTCTTTCGACGCTCCCCGACGAACAACGCGCGCTTGCGCTGACCAAGGTCAGCCTCGCAAACCCAATCGCTCGACCGTTCTGAGCGCCGCCCCTCGCTGTCGAGAGGTCCAACGGCGTGAAACTATGGGCCATAAGGAATCCACATGGGTCTCAATTATCTCGCGCCCGCGCCGTACGCCTCATTTGTCACGCGAAACGGCGCGTTTCAGGCTGACGTCAACGGCCTGATCTCGAACGTGCCTGCCGGCGTGCAGGCCATCGACCTCGTACAGGAGGGTTGCGTCCCGCTTCCCTTCAACCCCTCCGCCAACTGCCGCAATATTATCGACGGCGGCGATTTTTCGGTCAATCCATTCCAGCGAAACATTCCCGGTCTGGCTTCGGCCGGGGTTATCGCAAGCCCGATTTCGACCACGCCGACCTATTTTGCCGATCGCTTCTTCGCGGTCGGGACGGCATCGACGGCAATTCTGATGGCGGCTGTAGCAGACAACAGCGTAGTCGGCTTCAATCAGAGCCTCAGGCTGTCGCGTCAGTCCGGCGCCGCCTCGAGCGCTCAGATCTCGTTCGGACAGGTCGTCGAGACGATGAATTCGCTGCGCTGCCAAGCTCAGACGATCACGCTCTCGTTCTGGGCTCGTGCGGGTCTCACCTATTCCGGCGGCGCGCTCACGGTTCAGGCCATCTCCGGCGGCAGCGTCAATCAGTCCGCGGGGTTGATGGCTTCGGCCGGTTGGACCAATCAGACGAACGTGATTTTGACCCAACAGACGTTGTCGACCGCTATGACCCGCTACCAATTCACGGCGGCTGCGCCAGCCAGCACGTCCCAGCTCGGAATTCTGCTTTCCTTCACCCCAAGCGGCACGGCCGGTTCAGACGACTCCGTCTATCTCAACGGCGTCCAGCTTGAAATCGGACCCACCGCTTCACCGTTTGAACATCTCGAGGCCCAGGTAGTTCTCGAAGATTGCCAGCGATTCGCTTGGGTTACGGCGGAACCGGCTTCCGGCGTAGTGATCGGCTCCGGCCAGAACACTGGATCTTCCTCTCAGTTGTTCTATATGGCGAGCCCGGTGCAGATGATCAAACCGCCTGCGGTTTCAGTCAATGCGGGATCGTTCAAGACCAACCAGGCCGGCTCGGCGACAACGACCACGATCACCCCCGGCGCCACCCACACCGTCAACGCGATATCAATTAACGGAAATTCCACTGGAACGATGGGGCAGGCGACGATGCTGACAGGCGGCGGCGGTTCGGGTTGGATCGTCGCCAGCGCGGACTTCTGACCCTTAACGCCTCGGCTCCAACACTTGGGTTCACGCAGCCAATTGCGATCTCGCAGCGTCGGCTGCCCCATTTTCGATTCTCCCGTGCTCCGGCGCCCTGTGGCCGGCGGCGCGCGCTCTTCCATGCCCGCAACCTACACTCAAGGAAACCGTATGAGCCTCGCTCAAACCACTCAGGAGACGCTTGGCCTGATGAGGGAATCGCTCTCGAAGAGCGTCACGATTTCAAGCGGCTTGACCGCCTATGATCTGCAGGCGCCAGCGAAGAACCTGTATCCCGTGATCACGCCGCTTCGCAATTCGCTGCCGCGCGTTCAGCGGCAGAACCCTGGCGATGCGGCTCGGTGGCGCACGATCGCTTCCCTTACCGGCTCCGGCTACGACGCTATGGGTTGGGTGCCGGAAGGTCAGCGCTCCGCTAGCATGTCCTATGTCGCAAGCCCGGTGGTCGCGCCTTATGTGACGCTCGGAGAGGAAGACACGATCACCTTCGAAGCCGAGGCTGCAGCGCAGGGCTATGAAGACATCAACTCGACGGCCACGCTCCGCATCCTGCAGAAAACGATGCGCAAGGAGGAGACCGCGCTGCTCGGCGGCAACACCTCCGTCGCCCTCGGGACTCCCTCTGCGCCCAGCCTCAGCGCTGCCGGATCTGGCGCCACCCTCCCCGCAGCGACTTACTCCGTCATTGTCGTCGCCCTGACTTTCGAGGGTTACCGTAACTCGTCTCTCACTGCTGGCGCCGCGACGACAAAGATCATCACCGGCAATGATGGCAACACGTACACGGTCAACGGCGGCTCCTCCAACCGCAGCCCGAACGCCTTGCAGGCCGTGACCCTGGGCCAGACCCTGTACGCTTCCGCTACGGCCATTAACGGCGCGGTCTCCTACGCTTGGTTCGTTGGCGCCGCGGGCTCCGAAACCCTGCAGGCGATCACCTCACTCAATTCGGTCACATTTTCCGCACCCTTGCTGAGCGGTCAGCAACTCGCATCCACGATCACAGCGGACAATTCAAGAAACCCGACTCTGGCTTTTGACGGGTTGCTCACCGTTGCTTTCAACCCGGCCAATAGCGCCTATCTGAATTCGCTCGCGACAGGGACGGCCGGAACGGGCACCTTCATGACCGCCTCGGGTCGCGGCTCCGTCAACGAAATCGACCAGATGCTGGTCACCATGTGGAACACCTATCGGCTCTCGCCGACGGTCATCTATGTGAACGCGCAGGAACAGAAAAACATCACGAACAAGTGTCTGACCAATGCGTCGGGACCCCTCATCCACTACAATGTCGGCGCCGATCAGAACCAGGGCGGTCCGTACGGAATCTCCGCTTCCGGGGTCGTTCGTTGGTATTACAATCCGTTCAGCGTCGATGGCGGCTTCGATATTCCCGTCAAGGTGCATCCTGACCTGCCCCCGGGCACGCTGCTCGCCTTTTGTGAGCGTCTTCCGGTCTGGTATCAGTCAAATTCGACGCCGAATGTGGCTGAGGTCCTGACCCGGCGCGATTATTACCGCATCGACTGGCCACTGCGCACGCGTCGCCGCGAATACGGAGTCTACGCAGAAGAGGTGCTGGCGGTTTATGCCCCGTTCGCCGTCGGCGTCATCAACAACATTGGCAATGGCTGATCGCATCTGCGATCGGCACGCCCTCCTTGAACTCACGGGGCTAGACCATGTCGAGCCAGGACCTCACGACCTTGTCGGCGCTGAAGAGCTGGCTCGGCTTGCCCACGAGCGTCACCGCAAACGACACGACGCTTGCGACTACGATCACAGCCGCGAGCCGGACAATCTACGCGCTTCTGAGCCGACCGGGTTTGCTGCCGCAAATCTACACCGAAGTCATCGACGGAGAACGCAATCGTTTGTTTCTCCGTCACTGGCCTGTCCTGCAGATCGTCACTGTCACGTTAGACTGCATTTCGATCCCGGCGGCGGCGCCATCGGGAGCCGGACGACCGGTCGGATATTTGCTCAAGCCTGCAGACGCTGCCCCGCCGGGATCGCCACAGGCGCTCGATATCTTCGGCTGGCGAGTTTGGCGCGAGCGCCAGAGCCTCGTTGTAACTTATCAGGCGGGCTACGCCGTCCAGAAGGAACTGCAAACTGCACCGGCGGCGGCGCCCTTCTCGCTCTCCGTCGCGGCGCCCTATGGCGTGTGGGCGAGTGACCTCGGCGTGACCTACACCCTCACCGGCGCTCCGTTGACGCCGGTCCAAACGACCCCGGCGCAGGGTCAGTATTCCGTCAACTCGGGGCTGTATACTTTCGCTGCCGCCGATGCCGGCGCAGCTCTGTCGCTATCCTATGGCTTTGTGCCGCAGGATCTCGCCCAAGCCGCGCTGGAACTCGCAGCCGAGCGCTTCCGAGCCTCCGATCGTATAGGCCTGCGTTCGAAGTCGGTCGGCGGCCAGGAAACCATCAGCTACGATGTCTCCGGCCTATCGGCATCCATACTCGCGTTAGTCCAACCTTACAGACAGGTCGCGGTCTGATGTTGTCAATCAATACCGCTGGATTCGACGAGCTGGATGCGAGGCTCACAGCCTTTCCCGACCGAATTCTCGCCGCACTGGACAAGACCTCGAACCAGCTTGCCCAGGCGTTGCTCGACAAGGTGCAATCCGGCAATTTGGCTGGAGGTATACTGAACTCCAGAACCGGCGCGCTCGCCGCGTCGATCTCGGCCGACGTCACCACTTCCGCGGAGCGGGTTACAGCCAGCTTGACGTCTATCGGGGTCCCCTACGCCGCGATACAGGAGTTCGGCGGAAGGACGTCGCCTCACGAGATCGTCCCATCCAAAGCGCAGGCCCTTGCCTTCTTGGTCGGCGGCGAAACGCGGTTCGCGAGGCGCGTCCACCATCCGGGCTCGAACATCCCCGAACGCTCTTTCCTGCGTTCGACCCTCGCGGAGTTCACGGCCGAGATCGAAACTCAACTTGGCGCCGCAGCCAACGACGCTTGGAGGGACGCATGAGCCGGGAGACCGCATTCGGCGCTCTGTTCTCGCTCGCTTCGTCCGCCTACGCCTGGGGCCTGGCCTCGCGGCGGATGCGGCTATGGAGCGAAACCCCGATCAATTTGCGACCGGCGCTGTTCCAACTCGAGTCTGGCCCTGAGGTCTATCAGTGGAGTCAACTGGCCGCTCCGCGGCGTACTCTGGAAGCAAAATTGTTTTTGTATTTCGACGCGCGCGATCCGACGACGCCTGGCTCTACGGGGATGAATGTCGCGCTGGACGCCCTCGACGCGGCGCTCGCGCCTTCCGGCCTCGACATTGCCGCTGGCAGACAAACGCTCGGCGGCGTGGTGTATGATTGCCGTGTCATCGGCGTCCCCATTCGCGACGTCGGCGATCTCGACGGAGACGGGCTCGCCGTCGTCGCAGTGCGCCTCGTGCTTCCCTGACGGACTAACGACGACGCCGCGCGTTTCTCTCCCTCGAAAGGCCCAACATGCCCAGCGACGGATATCAGCGAGACATCGGAGCCAATATATTCGCGCGACTCGGCGCCGCCGCTCGCTACGCGGTGACTGGCAATGCGCCCGACGCTTGGTTTGGCCCGCAAAAGCCGCTGGAGCCCGTAGCGCCGCCGGACGTCAAGGGCCGGCAGTTCGACTATCCGTTTGGCGTCAACCTCTCCTATACGCCGCGCGTCGACGCCAATATCTCGTTCGCCGAATTACGCGCGCTCGCAGATGCGCTGCCGTTGCTGAGGCTCGTCATCGAAACCCGCAAGGATCAGATCGCAGGTTTGAACTACGCTGTGCGGGCGCGGGACCCGAAGCGCAACGGCGCCGCCGCCTCCCGCATCGCCTCCACGCTCGCCTTTCTCGCCCGCCCCGATCGTCGTCTACCTTTCGCCTCGTGGCTTCGCATGTGGCTGGAGGACATGCTCGTCATCGACGCGGCGACGCTTTACCCGCGCTACACGCGTGGCGGCGATCTCTATGCAGTCGACGTGATCGACGGCTCGACCATCGCGCCGCTGGTAGCCGACGACGGCCGAAGTCCCGAGCCGCCCAATCCCGCCTTCCAGCAGGTGCTGCACGGCGTTCCCGCCGCCGACTTTTCGGCCGGCGAGTTGCTCTATCTGCCGCGCAACCCGCGGCCGCAAAAACTCTATGGCATGAGCCCGGTCGAGCAGGTCGCGCTGACCGTCAACATTGCGTTGCGCCGCGATATGGCGACACTCGACTATTACCGCCTGGGATCGACGCCTGATTCTTTCGCGACCCTACCGAAGGATTGGACGCTCGATCAGATCCGGCAGTTCCAGGACTATTTCGACGCCCTTATGAGCGGCAATTCCGCTCGGCGTCGCATGGTCAAATTCATGCCGACCGGTTTCGAGTTACGCGAAACCCGGCAAGCGCCGCTCAAGGACCAATATGACGAATGGCTCGCGAGGGTAATCTGCTACGCTTTTTCGATCCCGCCTTCGCCGTTCGTTGCTCAAGTCAATCGCGCAACTTCGGAAACGCTGCGCATGCAGGCGGCGCAGGAAGGGCTTGTCCCGCTCAAAGCCTATGTCAAGAGCGTACTCGATCAGATCGTCCAGGAATGCTTCGGGCAGCCGGACCTCGAATTTGTCTGGGTCGGCGACGACGCGATTGACCCGTTGCAGCAGGCGCAGACGCTGAGCATACTGGTGACCGCGGGCATTAAGACGCGCGGAGAGGCGCGAGCGGACTTGGGCCTTGCGCCCGACGAAGCGGGAACATCAATAGCGAAATACTCCCCAGATCAACCGAGCGACAATGTTGGCCGAGGTAGGAGCGCCGGGGACCCGGCATCATCTTCCGAAGACCCGGAAATTGCGCACCGGACGGCCCGCGCGAACAATGCATTGCGGTTCGCACAGGACTATTCTTCCTCCTGCCAGGAGTTTATCGCGAAGACCCGCAAACCTCGAATTCTTTGTGAGTTCCCTGGGCAATTTCTGACGAAGTCGGCGCAACATATGATAAATGCGGCCAAGTACGGAAATGTACCAGCGCGGAAGGCTTGCAAACTTCTGTTCGACGCTCGGTTCTCGAAGTAGCAAGGAACTCACTGCAATGCCAGCCATGATTTTTCAGGTCATGAGGCTCCTGGACCGCGAGCAAATCCCGTTTCTCGTCACACGGACGCGAGAGGAAGGTCTTACCATAGTCGCCACAACCGTAGGACGGCGGATCGAGATTTTCGTTGACGAAAGCGAAATGGTGGATGTGTCCGTCTTTGTCGGAAGCGAGGACGTCACCGTGGGAGTTGACGCGGTTAGCGCGGCCATATCAGACGACGGCCAGTAATACGTTAGGGGGATGCGGTTAGCCACGTGCCGCGCAATTCGCCGCCCTCAGGGCGTGTTCCGGTACGCGACGCGTTAGGATACGACAAATACATGCGCCGTGCTTGCCCAGAACACTTCGACACCATGAACTGAACCCCTTCCCCCTGAACTTTGGATTGATTTTTGTTTGACCGGCGCCTTTGCGGAATATGGGTCTCGTTGAGATCAACGCCGTTGCTTCCGGTTGGGCCCGCCTGATTTGTCGTCCGCGTCTAACTATTTGGAGAGACATGCCCACTCACAATCAACGTCAGATTGGATTGTCACCGGACCGCTACGCGATCCTGTCGAAGGGAAGAGCGGTCCGTCCAATTTGAAGCCCTCCTTGGTCATCTTGATGTCGACACGCACTTGAAGGAGTGTGCTCCCGTACGAGTCCAAGTACTTTCATTCTCGCACATTCAGACTCACCAAAACCGCGTCGATTAGAGCCGAAACCCGCCCGCTGCTGCTCAAGGTCCATGCAAAGAGTGGCTCGCGAAAGTCATCCGCTTTTCCGTCTCGCTCTATCGCCCTCCCTGAAACTCTCCGGGACGACTGGCCGCGTCAACTTCCGACAACGCCCGAGTACGACATCTAACCGTCGTCTGACCGTTTCAAAAGACCTCTTTCCACGGAGATCCATAAATGTTTGTCTTTGGCTCCGGCGTGCTGATCGGCACGCCGCAAGGGGGCTCGCCGATCAATCTCGGGCTTGCTCAAGAAATTTCCATCAACATCTCCGCCAACACCAAAGCCCTCTACGCCCAAAACAATTTTCCCGTCGCGATCGGCGTGGGCACACGCAAGATGACAGGCAAGGCCAAGCTCGCGAGGATTTCCGGTCAAGCGCTCGGCGCCTTGTTCTTCGGCGCCACGCCCAGCATTGGTAGTTCCCAAACCCAGTTCGGCGAAACAACCAGCGTCCCGTCATCGTCGCCCTATACCTACTCCACGTCCTATCATTCGACCTTCGTCTCCGACCAAGGCGTTATTTACGCCTCGACGGGACTCCCGCTGAAACAGGTATCCGCGTCTCCGGCTATCGGTCAGTATTCGGTGAGCGCCGGTGTCTACACGTTCGCCGCGGCCGACGCCGGCTCCGCCGTGCTGATCTCTTACGTATACGCGGTGACCGGAGCAGGCGAGAGCTTCACTGTATATTCGACCCCGATCGGCGCCGCCACGACGTTCTCCGCCAATCTGTTCGCGACCGATCCCACCACCGGCAAGCAATTCTCGATGTTGATCTACAATTGCGTTGCCGACAAACTCGCCATAGGCACCAAGCTCGAAGACTTCATGGTGCCTGAACTCGACTTTCAGTGCTTCGCCAATGCCGCTGGTCAGGTTTGTCAGATCAACTTTGGAGACAGCGCGTGAGCGAAGAGACCTTTCCGGTTCAGCTTGCCGGGCGCGAGTGGGAACTTCCGCACCTCTCGTTTCGAGCCATCAAGGCCATTCAGCCGGCATTGTTCCGCATCTATGCAAATGCAGGCGGCGTGGGCATGTCTTCGACATCGATTGGCGCACTTGGTGAAGCCGACATCGAGGCTCTCGGTCTCGCCACCTGGCGTGCGATTTCGCAAGTCGACCCCGACCTCACCTTCGAACAGTTCCTGGATCTACCGTTTTCGCTCCATGATTTGCTTTCCGCGTTTCCCGCTGTTGCGATGGCTATTGGGCTGCGTCCGGATGACAAAAAGGCGACGGCGGAGGCGTCGCCCGGCGGGGGAAAATCGACTACGATTCCCTGGTAGCCGAAGTGGTCGCGAACACGGGATGGACCTGGGAAGATGCCCTCGATAACTTGACCTTGCCGCGTTTCCTCGCGCTGCGTGAGCAGTGGCGCGAGCATCCACCGACGCATTGGCTGGTCGCGGCGGCGATGAATTTCCGGCCTCCCGGCAGGACTGGACTGACCACCCAGCCGAGTGTCAAGCAAATCGAGGCCATTTTCCCCGGAGGCCGCCTATAGCGGAGCCCGGGATCGATTATATGGTTCAGGGGCATCATGGCTGATTCAACCATTTCGGTGAGCTTCTCCGCCTCGGTAGGAGACCTCATCTCAGGAGTAAGCGAAGCAAAGGAGGCACTGTCCTCCCTCGCCGAGCCTTCCCAGGCCTTATCGGCGCAGTACCGGCAGTTGCGCGAGTCGCTTCTCACCGCTTTCGATGCAACGCCAATTCGCGCCTACGGGGACTCGCTAAATCAACTCGCGGCGCTTCAGAAAGGCCTAGAGGCCGCCCGCGCCCAAGCGTCGAACGCTTTGCGTGACGGTGACGAGGCTGCCTACCGTGACATAACCCGAGCCGAGCAACTCGCGATGCGGGAGGAGATCGAGGCCGTAAGGGACGCCCTGAAAGAGAAACTCGAGGCTCTTTCGGAGGAAGTCCATCTGCATCAGATCACAGCCGACGAAAAAGTCCGGTTGGCCCGTCAAGCCCTGGATAAGGAATATACCGCAGAGGCCAGCCTTCTGGTGCAGGAATCCCAACTGGGCGCCGCAAGTCTCGCCCAAAAAGCGCAACTCTTGAATCAGCAACTACAAGCCGACCGCCGATACTTAGATCAACGTGCGACGTTGACACGTGAAGCGCTAGATGCCGAGTATCGAGACTATGACAGCTTCGGCAATACGATCACGGGATCATTCAGCGGTCAGATTCGGGGCCTGCTGTCCGGCACAGAGACGTGGCGCAACGCTTTCCGAGCCGCCCTCGAGGATCTCACAATCAAATTCATCGAATGGACCGAAAACTCGGTGGTCCAATATTTGGCGGGCGAAGCGGCGAAGACGATCGCGACGACCACAGGCGTCGCAGAACGAACCAGTGCAGAGCAAGCAGGCGCAACGGCTTCTCTCGCGACGCAGGCCGCCTCTATGGTGCGATCCATTCTCTCCTCGGCCGCAGAGGCGTTTGCGGGCGTGTTCGGTTTCCTGGCTCCGGTCCTGGGTCCTGCCGCCGCCGGCCCCGCTGCTGGAGCTTATGGAACAGTTGCGGGCATGGCAGGCGCCGTCGCCTCGGCGGATATTGGCATGTGGCAAGTCCCGCAAGACATGCTTACCCTCGTACACCACAATGAGTTGATCATGCCGTCTTCTGAGGCGGGCGCATTTCGCTCTATGCTCTCGGGCGTCAAAACCGAAGGCTCGAATGGCGCATCGGTACAGATCAATCCCGCAGTGCACCTTTCCGTTCAAGCAGTCGACAGTTCCTCAGTTTCGCAGTGGATGCGTAACAACTCAGGTCACATGTTAAAGGCGATAGATGAGGCCGTGCGACACGGAGCCGCCATCGGAACCCGACGACTGAGGAATTTCTGAAGGTGCCCTACATTCCAGGCGTTCATCTGCTCCCTGCGACCGGCGAGTTTACTTACGATACGGAACCTTATTCCGGCAAACGAGCCTCCGAGCCTTCACTATCCGCCATCAACACCTATTTCAGCCCCGGCGGATCCAAGACCGACTACTCCTACGCCCTGAACCAATTGCAAGCAACGCACCCTGAATGCGGCGCCGTGTCCGTCGTATGCGCGTGGTTCTGCGACGGCCTGACGGCCGGCGACTGCAACATCTATCCGTCGACCACTTACCTCGGGGGTTCCTTCCAGAACTTTTCAGGCGCTGGCGATGTCTGGCGCTGTTCGGGCCTTACGCAAAATTCGCCCGGCCTCATCCCTATCCCGACCGCGAATGGCTCGTTCATTTACGGCGGTACGCCGAGCGATCAAAGCATTGTCCGCTGCATCAGCGACTTGAAGTCCCGCGGTCTCAAAGTCATTTTCTATCCCTTCCTGTTGCTGACCGCTAACGGCCTGCCATGGCGAGGACGCATCAGCTACAGCCCCGACCTCAGTAGCGCCGCCACCAGCGCTGTCAGCGCATTCCTCGGCAACGCTACAACTGCACAATTCACGCGCGACAGTGTAAACCTCACGGTAAGCTATAGCGGTGCGGCAACGGATTGGACCTATCGCCGCATGATCCTGCACTATGCCAACCTGTGCTTAGTCGCCGGCGGCGTCAACCTTTTCGTCATCGGGTCGGAATTTCGTGGCCTGGAGACGATCCGCGGACCGGCTTGGACGGCGGCTGGAACCACCGATGGTTCGGGAAACGCGATCTGGGACTACCCGTTCGTCGCCGGCCTCGAGCAAATTGCCTCCGAGGTACGCACCGCTTTCGACGGCGCGGGCTTTCCTAAGAATATGAGCGCGCTTCAGAACCTCATAACTTATTCCGCCGATTGGTCGAACTGGATGGGGTATCAGCACCCCGGCGCCAACGGGCAGTGGCCACATCTCGACAGTTTATTCGCCTCACCCAACATCGACTTCGTAAGCTTCGACAACTATCTTCCGCTCTCAGACTGGACAACTAGTTCTAGCGGACTCGACAAACTGAATTGGTCGTCGGAAACACCCACATCTTGGCCTGTCGCATCACCAAGTTACGCTGGCCTCGGCATGTCGGGCTCGCCGACCCTCTACAGCAAGCCGTATCTGAAAGCCAACATCGAGGGCGGCGAACACTTCAATTGGTATTATGCTGACAGTGCGAACGGAGGGGTCGGCCTAGACCCTCGCGGTTCCGGGCAATTCGTCACGCTACCGGAAGGCGATCGCGTGGCTCAGCTGCGGGAGCCGTACCAAGCCAATCAGCAAATCCTAGCGAACAAGCAATTACGCTGGTGGTGGAACCAATCCCACTACGCGGTTTACGACAACGGCGACGGGACAGGCTGGAGTCCCCATGGGCCTCAAACCGGGTGGATCCCACACTCGAAACCGATTCTGTTCCTCGAATACGGGGCTCCTTCCGTCGACAAAGCTACGAACCAGCCCAACGTATTCTTCAATCCAAATAGCACCGAAAGCAAAACCGCCTACTGGAGCTGCTGGGATAGTGCTCCCAACCAAGCGTTGCGTCCGCGCCGCGACGACACCCTATCGAGCTTGGCGCTCGACTCCATCTACGAGTACTGGAACGCGGACGGCAACAACGCAACAGTCGGCGGCGTCGTCATGATTCAGTTCGCGTTCTGCTGTGCCTGGAATTGGGACGCCCGACCGTTCCCGACTTTTCCGCTGATGTCGAATATTTGGGGCGACTGTTCGCAGTGGAGCTGGGGCAACTGGTTGAACGGGAAAAGCTCCTCCAGCACTTCTCCCCCGGGCTCCCCCGACCCAACGCCTGGAACCTATCCCTCATTTCCAAATCTCGCCTCGCTCGGTTGGTCGACCCACGTCCGCTCGAAATTCGCCACCGTAATATCTCGTAGGGCATCGGGTCGTGAAATTCGCGCAGCGGCGCGGGCTTACGCCACGTATGACATAGAATTGACGCTCGACGTCTTGCAGGCAGACACGACGTCGCTCGCGCTTCAACAGATCGCGGGGTTCTATCTAAGCCAAGGTGGCGCCGATGCGCTATTCTGGCTTGCGCCGCCGGGCCTGGCGGAGCTTACCGGACAATTGCTTGGAACCGGTGACGGCGCGCGCACAGTCTTTCCGCTCGTCTGTGATTGGGCTACGGGAAATTCTGAGCCCATCCTCGCCACAACTGGCGTCGGCGCAGTATATCTCAACGGCGCCCTACAGAGCGTGGGATGGAGCGCCTCGCCTGGCTATGCGCCAGCAATCCTCTTTGCAGAGCCGCCCCCGAGCGGCGTCGCCGTCACCGCCGATTTCGGGCCTCTATGGCTATGCCGCTTCGCCGAGGATGTCGCCGATTTCGAGAACTTCATGACGCTGCTGTGGCGCTTTGCGATGGTGAAGGTTCAAACGGTACGGCCATGAGATAAAGCTCCAAACGTCGTTGACCCGGAGAGCGGCAGTAATCGAAACCTCCGAACGGTATACTTACGCGGACCTTAGTCAAGTCGGCCACCAGGAACAGGTTCCACGTCGGTCGCGACCGCCCTGCGCGGACATTTGACTGCATTTGGCGTCAATTCGAATTCACGCGCTCAGGCCACGAGCAACCGGACGGCCACGCTAATAAGCTATTGTCAACTCCAATCCGTAGGGGTCGAAGAGCGCGTCTATTGTACCCGCACCCTCACAGGCGTTCGATTGACGAGCAGACGCACATATTCCACCTGTAGTTCTTTGAGTGACGCCCATGACCTCACCTCCCTACTTCCCCAGGCTCGCTGGCCAAGGCTGGAGCGTCCACAAGAGGCCGTCGTTTCAGACACTCATCGCCTCTCATACATCGGGGCGCGAGGTGCGCGACGCGCTCTATCAAAACCCGGTTTGGGAATTTGAGCTCGTTTTCGACGGTCTGGACGGAACGAGCTCTGGTCAATACGGCGGTCTCGGCGCGTCGTCTCTGCAGTCTCTGATGGGTCTGTACCTATCGTGCCAGGGCTCCTATTCAACGTTCCTATATGTCGATCCCAGCGATGACGCTGCGACGGGACAAGTCATTGGCGTCGGCGACGGACTGACGACAACTTTCACGATGCAGCGTACGCTTGGTGCCTTTACCGAGCCGGTCGGTTGGGTGACGTCAATCAGTTCCGTGAGCGTTGGCGGGTCTGCCGTCTCCTCCTCGACTTACAGCCTGTCCACCCCGAACAGCGTGACCTTCACTTCCGCGCCCACCAGCGGCTCGACGATTTTGGCGACGTTCAACTACGCCTTTCAATGCCGGTTCTCGGACGACAACATCGACTTCGAGCAATTCATGTCGAACCTATGGAAAGTGGACAGCGTAAAATTCCGCTCCTTGAGGGCGTTCTAGACCACGAAGCGGGAGATCAAAACAACGCGGCCGTAACGTGGCGCTGTTCACCTTCCGGCGTCGCTCCGCAACTCACCCTCGACTTTCAGCTTCCGATCGCGGTGTGTAAATCTATGAAATCCGTCTCCTCCGCCGTAACGAACTATGTCAACCAAGTCCGCTCCGCCCCAGACGCACCAGTCGCGACCGCCGATTGCTATATCATCACGCTCACCCAAACCGGCACGATTCTGACTTGGACCAACGTCGACTATCCCGTCACTTATGACGGTTATACCTTTTCTTGCGCCGGTCCGCTGATCTCCGGTCTCAAATATAAATCCACGGTTGGACTCGAAGTCGACAAACAGCAGATTACAATCGCAGCTCGCCCGACTGATAGCATCTACGGAGTACAGGCCTTGCAGGCCATTCAGCAAGGCGTCTTCGATGGAGCGTCGATCGAGCGCCATCGCGTGTTTTTCGACGCGCCGGGCGGGACCGTTATAGGCGGAGTCATGCTTTTTCATGGTCGGGTCGCCACAGTAGATTCGGTCGGGAGAACCAGGGCGCACGTTACGGTCGCGAGCGACCTGATCGTTTTGGACTACGACATGCCGCGCAACGTGTTCTCCGCTACCTGCCTCCATACTCTCTATGACAGTGGTTGCGGCGTGGTTCGGGGAACCTATTCAACCAACGGTGCGGTGGGTTCCGGCTGCAGCGCCTCGCTCATCCCGTGGATCGGCGCGTCCGCCGCCCACGCCCAAGGCTCCCTCCTTTTCACTTCGGGAGCGCACGCAAGTCTCCGAGCCACCGTCAAGCAGGCAGTTGTTGGCGTCTCGTTGAGCCTCATGTATCCGCTCACCTCCGCTCCCTCGATCGGAGACGCCTTCACGGTCGCATATGGCTGCGACCGGACGCCAAACACTTGCCAGTCGCGATTCGACAACCTCTCGAATTACCGCGGATTTCCTTACGTTCCGCCACCGCAAATCGCCTTTTGATCAATACTCTGATCTTTTCAGAATATCGCACCCAGCCAGTCAGATGAGGCTTGCGCCTCTTGTCGACCGCGCGTTCCCCCCGCCCTCTAGCTCTGATCTAGCGGTTGGCGTGGATTGCTCCCCAGGCGCCACAATTGGATCCGCAATGGTTCCCCGATCCCTGCAAATGCCTTTCAACGTACCGGAGGCAGAAGACGACTCGCGCCTCAAAGTCGTAGCTGCCGCTCGGTCATGGCTTGGCACCCCCTACCACCACGCAGCGGACGTGCGCGGCCATGGGGTTGACTGCGCGATGCTGCTGGTGCGCGTATTTTGCGATTTGCGCCTCGTTGAACTGTTCGATCCGCGGCCCTACACCGCCGATTGGTTCTTGCACCGTGACGAGGAGCGGTACATGGACCATTTGCTCGCCCGCGCGCGCGAAGTCGCGGAACCACTGCTCGGCGACGTCGTTCTATTCAAGGTCGGTCGCTGCTTTGCTCACGGCGGGATCGTGTCGAGCGACAATCCCCTTCGTATTGTCCACGCATTTGCGCCGGCGCGATGCGTCGTCGAAGACGACTTACGGCGCTGTTCGGAGTTAACCGCCAAGCCATTCAAGTACTTTAGCTATTGGCAAGTCGCGCAACCGCGCGTCACGGAGTTTGGTTCATGAGTTGGCTTCGAACCAAAAACCAAAAACCCGACTACACTTCACTTCAGATCCAGACATCGACGTCGACCCTACCGGTCCCCATCTGCTGGGGCCAGAATAAGATTAGCCCCAACGTCATCTGGTACAATAATTTTCAGACCCGTAATGGCAGTGGCGGAGGTAAGGGCGGACTCTTTGGGGGTAACAATTCGGGAGCTCCCACCTACACCGCCGACCTCATCATGGCGCTCTGCGAGGGAGCCATCGGAGGCGTCGGCTACATTTGGCGCGATCAATCCACGTTCTCGTTGTCGGCGCTCGGCCT